ACAGTATAATTCCAAACACAAATTAAAACAACCTAAGTTTAATAAGCTTAGGTTTTTTTATTTAAACTTCTGTGGTTTAAACTTTATTTGTATATTTGTTTAAATCAAAATTTAAACCAATGGAAAATCCTGAAAATTTATCACCAGAAGAATTAGCAGCTAAGAAAGAAGAAATGTTAACATTCTACAAGGAATCAATGCCTTATTTAGAAGCTCAATTTAATTATGAAAAGATGTTATCTGAGATTGATGAAATGAGACTTAAACGAACTCATATTCAAATGCAGTATGCTCAAATGATGGCTCCCCCTGAAGAAGAACCGATGCCTAAAGAAGAACCTATGCGTGAACCAGCTAAAAAAAGAAAACTTAAAACAGAAGCATAATGGCTATTGTTAAACGTGTTCAGAAAAAGGTAATAATGTCTACAAAAGATATTATTAAATTTCAATTAATTACTCACTGTTATTTAAATAGAATAACAGTGAGTAACTCTGATCTTGAGTGTTTAACATTACTTAGTTCTACAGGTCCTATAGAAATTTCTCATTTTTGTTATGATGCTTCCGATGAGCAAAAAATATTTAAATCACAACAAACAGTTAGAAACTGTATTAACAAGTGTATTAAATCTAAAATTATTATAAGGGATTCTAAAAACAAAAAACTTATTTACATTAACCCTAAGTTAAATGTTGAAACTTTAGGATCTATATTTTTAGATTATAATTTTCTTGCTAAATGAAACCTAAGAAAGCGAGGGATTTACATCAAGAACATTCTGAAGAAAATAATATTTCTAAAGATTTAGTAGAGGACTTAGTAGACTTTTATTATAAAAATGTTAGAACATTATTAAGTGAGTTATATCATCCAAGAATAAACATAACAGGTCTTGGGTTATTTACAGCTAGAGAAAATGCAGTTAAAAAAGCTATCCCTAGATTTGAAAAGTATTTAAAGAATCATGATACGTCTACATACTCTGCATATTACAATAAAAAAATGCTAGAGGAAAAAATAGAATTTCTTCAATGTATAAGTGAGCAGATTGATTCTGAAAAAAAAAGAAAAAAAGAATTTAAAGATAATAAAAATGGATCTAAAAAAGATTTGGAAAAATAGAAAAGAAATTTATGAAGGCATCAAGAATTCTTTAATAAGAGATGGTTTTGTTGAAGATATTTCTGCTAAAAGAATGGCTATTTGCATTGAATGTCCAAAGATAGATGTAAAAGGCTCTAAATGTGAAGTGCCTGGTTCACAACCTTGTTGTGGTAGCTGTGGATGTTCTTTAGGATTTAAGACAAGAGCTTTATCTTCTGAGTGTCCATTGGGGGAATGGAAAGCTTTAATGACTGAAGATGAAGAAGATAAACTTGGTGAACTATGAGTATAATATTTACAGAAGAAGACCACAGTTACAAATCATCAAATCAAGACAATTCTATAGATTGGATAAGTGTGACAACTCTTACATCTTTTTTTAAAGAACCTTTTGATGCTAAAAAAGTAGCTCAAAAAGTATCTAAAAAGAAAAAGTCTAAATGGTATGGTATGAAACCAAAAGATATACAAGCTGTTTGGAAAAAAGAATCTGAAAGAGCAATGTCATTAGGAACATTTTATCATAACCAGAGAGAAGATGATTTATGTTCTTTAGCTTCAATAGAACGAGATGGAACTACTGTACCCATATTTACACCAATAATAAAAGATAAGGGTGTTAAAATTTCTCCCAAACAGAAATTAGATCCAGGCGTATATCCAGAACATATGGTGTATCTTAAGTCTGCTGGTATATGCGGACAGTCTGATTTAGTAGAAGTTGTAAATGGAAAAGTTAGCATTATAGACTATAAGACTAATAAAGAAATTAAGATGCAATCTTATGTAGATTGGGAAGGTATGTCACAAAAGATGCAATTTCCAGTTAATCATTTAGATGATTGTAATTTTAATCATTATGCTCTACAGCTCAGTATTTATATGTATATTATATTAAAGCATAATCCTAAACTGAGACCTGGTGGAATGTTTATACACCATGTTCAGTTTGAGGAGGAAGGTAAAGATGAACATGACTATCCTATAACTAAGTTTACAGAACAAGGAGATCCTGTATTAAAAAATTTAACTGCAATACCTGTTCCATATTTAAAAGATGAAGTTATATCTCTAATACATTATTTATATGATAATAGAAAAAAACTAAAAAAGAAATGATTGCAAAACTATTTGATATACAAAACGGCAAGGTAGTTCCAACAGAACATTGTTATACATTAAAATCACTAAAAGATATAATGGATAATTATCCAGATGATCATCTAAAGATATATCAATATTTATTTTATATGACATGCCCTAACCCAGATATGAATCCTTTCTTTCATACTCCTGAACATGAAAAAGAAGAAGTTATAATGAAAGAAGTAGATGGAGAGTTTTCTACAGAGGATGATGATGTATGGGCGGCACTTAAGTTTTGTGAAAAGATGTATCAGACACCAACCTCAAGAGCATACAAAGGTATTGCAGCCATGCTAGATAGATTAGGTAGATATATGCAAACTACACCCATTGAACATGGTAGAGATGGTAATATTAATTCTTTAGTAAATGCAGCTGCTAAATACCAGCAAATTAGAGAATCATTTAAAGGCGCATACAAAGATCTTCAAGAAGAACAGCAAAGTAATGTAAGAGGTGGAATAGGTTTAGGATATGACCAATGATACAGAAATATATCAAGATATTCCTACATGGGATAATGGTACATGGACTAGTACAGACTTTGATAGCAGAGAAGACTTTACAGCTTATGTAAGAGATTTATTTAAAGAGCCTGGTCAGTATGCATTTGATAAGGTATCAGAAGAATTTAATATAGAAGCTACTAAGTTTAATACACAAGGATTTTATTGTGCAGCTCCTTTTAAATCAAGAGATTTTATTAATTATTGGGAAGGGGAAAAGAAGAAATGTAGAAAAGGTGTAATATATAAATCAGCAGATAAGGTTTGGTATATAGCAAGAGACTACTACATGTGGTTAAACTTTTTACCAATCTTTAACAAAGAGATTCAAAAGTTTGGATTTGCTGATATTAGAGATGCTCAGTATCATATGGCATTATATGAAGTGCTAGCAGAGTTAAACTATAAACATGTTGCTATACTAAAGAAACGTCAGATTGCATCTTCTTATTATCATATGGCAAAGCTTATTAATCAGCAATGGTTTGAGCCAGGGGTAACTCTTAAGATAGGAGCTAGCCTCAAAGATTATATTAATGAGAAGGGATCCTGGAAGTTCTTAGATGAGTATGCAGCATTCTTAAATGAACATACTGCATGGTATAGACCAATGAACCCTAGTAAGGTAATGATGTGGCAGCAAAAGATTGAGGTCAGAAAAGGTAATAGAAAAACCGAAGTAGGTCTAAAAGGAACTATACAAGGTATGTCATTTGAAAAAGATCCTACAAATGGTGTAGGGGGTCCAGTTAAATACTTCTTTCATGAGGAGGCTGGGATTGCACCTAAGATGGATAAGACATATGAGTACATGAGACCAGCAATGAGATCAGGGCTTACTACTACAGGATTGTTTATAGCAGCAGGATCTGTAGGTGACTTGTCACAATGTAATCCTCTTAAGGATATGATTCAAAATCCAACATCTAAAGATATATATGCTGTGGAAACTAATTTAATAGATCACAAAGGTACTGAAGGTATGTCAGGTTTATTTATTCCTGAACAATGGTCTATGCCACCGTACATAGATAAATACGGTAATTCTAAAGTAGAAGAAGCTACCGTAGCCTTACAACAACAGTTTGATGATTGGAAAAGAGAGTTAAATCCAGAAGATTATCAATTGAGAATATCTCAGCATCCCAGGAATATAAAAGAAGCATTTGATAATAGATCTGTGTCTGTATTTCCTACACATCTTCTTTCTGCACAAGCTAGAAGAATAGAAGAAAAGGAATATGCATATGAGTTTTTAGATATATCTACAGATGCTAATGGAAAGCCAACTGTTACAAAAAGTAATAAGCAACCTATAATGCAATTTCCTGTAAATAAGAAAACTGAAGATAAAACGGGATGTCTTGTAGTATGGGAAAGACCTAATAAAGAAAAACCAGATTTTGGATCTTACTATGCTTCTATTGACCCTGTAGCTGAAGGTAAAACTACAACATCAGATTCATTATGTTCCATTTATGTAATGAAGAATTCTGTAGAAGTTACAAAAGTAACAGGGACAGAAACAGAAACTTATATAGAGCAAGGTAAGATTGTAGCTGCATGGTGTGGAAGATTTGACGACATTAAACAAACTCATCAAAGGTTGGAACTTATAATAGAATGGTACAATGCATGGACTGTAATAGAGAATAACATTTCTTTATTTATTAATTACATGATAAGTAGAAAGAAGCAAAAATACCTTGTTCCAAAAAGTCAGATAATGTTTTTAAAAGATTTGGGTGCTAATAAAAATGTATTTCAAGAATACGGTTGGAAGAACACAGGCACTTTGTTTAAATCACATCTTCTTAGTTATGGAATAGAGTTTGTCAGAGAAGAGCTTGATCAAGAAACAAAACCAGATGGAACTGTAGTTAAAACTACTTATGGAATAGAAAGAATTCCTGACCCAATGCTTATCAAAGAAATGCAAGAATATGCAGATGGAGTTAACGTGGATAGATTAGTATCATTTGTAGCACTTGTATCTTTTATCAGAATTCAAGAATCTAACAGAGGTTATAGTAAGCAAATCATAAGAGATGACGCAGCTAAAAAGTTGCAAAAGTCAGAAAATTTGTTTAAATTAAATAGTAGTCCGTTTACACATATTGGTAATAAATATA